TATTTTTCAAGCATTACTTTATCAAAAGTCAGTTGGGTCATTGGCCATTCTGACTGGATATTTAGAATATTATTTGAAAGAAGAACTACCCAATCTAATGTAGAGTCACCGTAAAACTTATATGCAATATTATCTGGTCTTTCATCACCAATGATTGAATACTTTTCAAAAAATGCAAGATCTCCAAAAATATCTTCTCTTAATTTGCCGCGTTTGAAAAGATTTTTAACTGGAATATATTCTGAGATATATTTGTCGCCAGGATTTCTAGAGACATATTCAAAGTTGGGAACTTGTCTAAAGTATGGTTTGGTCATTTTAGTACTCTATTTGATTGAAATCAGTATAATCTTCTTCATAAATTGGTACAAGTTCTTGGAACTGTAATGATAATGTATATGAAACCATAGTACCATCTTCATAAGTCATATAAGTTCCAAGAGGAGTATAATCAACAGAGCAGTTCATAAGAGCACACTCTTTGATTTTATTAATTCCTTTGTGGCCAGGTTGACCTTTATACATATATTCAATAAAAAATGTATTTGGAGATCTTAAAAAAATTCCATCAGTGCTTTTTTTAACAGACATATTCTTTTTAAAGAAATTTATGATTTGTCTAATATTATTTGCCTCATCTTGTTCTCTTGCTGACAGTTTAAAAGAAAATTCAAAAGGTCTTAATTGTGGACCAGTGAAAAGAAGTTCTAGATTTGGATTCAAAACAGATCCAAATCTACCAACAAGATTTTGAATACCTACCGCTTCACCTGCCAGAGCAACTCTTACTAAATCTCCATACTTTGTTATATTTTGTATTGCTTCTTCCCCTTTAGTGGCAAATAATCCCGTCAAATCTTTAGTTGTTTGAGTTTTCATAGCAGCAAGAGATAAATTTGATAATTCTCTTTCTATCGCATTTAAATTAGCACCTTGCCAGTCTACAGAGTTGGCATCACTTATTGATGCTTGAATTGGTAAAAATACCGTAGGTCCTACTTGTGTTTTTCCTGTTGTAGATGTTCTATTTGGAGAAGTTATTTGTCCTGTTGCTAAATTTCCACTCGGAGTATAAGTCACAGCAGTAAATTTAATTCTATCCTGCTGAGTGCTCCTCATCTCAATAGGATAGATTAATGTAGAATTCTGTGGTTGTGCTTGTTGTTGTGGTTGTGGTGCTATTGAAGATGTTGCTGTTTGTGGGTCTCCTCCTCCAATTCCTGTATTTGTTGCTGCATTTCCGCTTCCGCCTCCTGCCTGTGCTAATGTTGAATTTTGTATTGGTGATGGATTTGCATACAGGTTTGATGATATAACTTGTTGAGATCTAACCTGGCTTAATTGGGAATTTGGATCAGAAAGAAGTCTTTGTTCTTCTGCGGTTGCGTTAGGATCAAAAGATTTTATGGGTGAGGATGATCCTGCAGGTTTATCCACATCATAAATTGGAACTCCACTGCTTCCATCAGGATTGACACGGTAGAACGTAGTTCCCACATTTCCATCTGCATCATCCTGTGTTATTGATTGATAATAACTGTTTCCAACTTTATTAATTCCACTTTTAACTGTTGCCATCAACCTCTTCCCCCACTCGTAGAGGATATAGTAATCTCAATTTTTCGTAGAGTATGAGACATTTATGATAGAGGTTTTTTATTTATTTAGACGGAATTTTCCATATTGCAATGATATTAATTCATCTAATTCATTATATTTGACAACATGAAGTTTTCCTAAAACTTCTTCCCAAGTATATTGTCTTGCTTTTCTCCAATGAAAGTTGATACCTTTAAATCCCCATCCATAAAGTTCAGTGCAAGCAATTAATGGATGTTGATCGTATTCAATGTCTGGTGTTTTGGGTGTATAGATGAATGTATAAAATTTTCCCGGTTCTGGATATAATACTTCTTCTTTAAATACATCCATAATAATTAGCATTATATCTTCTGGATCTTCGCTCCCTAGTTGTGACACTCTTTTTAAAAGTTCTTTTGTTCTTGATGTGCCAGTTCCTACGTATTTTCCAAACCCTTCTGCCATTACTTGATACCCAACTCTTCTTCTGTAATGACTTTGAATTCTAACATTCTATCCGCACACCACTCCTGTGCTGCTTTCCACTTTGCTTGATTGACTGCATAAGTTCTACATTCATATAAGTAAGATTTAGTTACTCTTGATTTCTGCTTTGGTGGGACTGTTTGTTTCTTTGGTTTTACTTCAATTACATAAGTTTTAATTTTACCAGATGCTTCTTTTATTTTGATAAGGTAGTCTGGAAAATATCTATGGACTTTTCCATCTACCGGAGACACATACCCAATGCAGAATTCTTCAGATGCCCAGGATATAATGCTTGGATTATGATCACACCAATAGCAAAAACGTCTCTCCCAACTACTTCTGCAAATGATATTATTTGCGTCTCCTTGATATTTCTCTGGGTAAGATGGTTTGTAAATACTTTTTAGACTTTCTGCCATTTTCCATCATACATAATATATCGGTAAAAGTATTTATAGATGGCAACGCCAATACCAGTAATACCATTTAATCCGCAACCAGCACCAGGAGTTCCTAATGTCCCCTCTACAACAACTTCTGGGACGGGAACAAGTCCAGGAAATGGAACAACTCCAGCATCATCTGGATTTAATTGGGCATCTCCTAGGAGAATTACAAATGATTTAGTAATTTCAAGATTATTAAGACCTTCACTAACTTCTCATTTTGAGTGTTCTATAAACCCACCATCTGTTGCAGAAATTCGTAAATATTATTACGACAATAATTCTGGTAGTATTTTAAATTTGCTTTGCACAGAAGCGTCTTTACCTGGATCCTCAATCCTAACAAATGAAATTAATGATGATTATACTGGTGTAACAGAAAGACTTGGGTATAGAAGGCAATATGATAATCAGATTGATCTCTCTTTCTATGTAGATCACGGAACCCTTAATGGTGGATATAATGCTATTAGATTATTTGAAGCATGGATGAGATATGCAATGGGAGAAACTAGTGAAGCGCCAGATAAAAATTATAACTATAGGGTTAGATTTCCTGATGGTCCGACTGGATATAGAAGTCATATCTATGTGACAAAGTTTGAAAGAGATTTCCAAGGAAATTATTTGCAATATGGTTTTGTTCAAGCATATCCAATCAGTATTGCATCAATACCAGTTTCATACGATTCGTCACAATTACTGAAGTGTACAGTATCATTTACTTATAATCGATATGTTTTAAAATCTATGCCAAATTCTCCCACAAGAGAACCAACGCAACAAACAGCTCCAGGAATTCCTAACCCATCCAATCCAGTCAATCCAAATACTAATAATAATCCAAGTAATCCAAATAATAATTCGGATATTAATGGACAAATTGGAGACTTTTATGGTCCTTATGATAGACCTGCTGTTCCTGGTGAAGCATTTGGACCAATACCAACTGGAGGAATAGCATAATAAATAATCACACTGAAGTTTCTATAGGACATTATGCCATTACCTAAGATTTCTACACCAACTTATGAACTTGATTTGCCTTCGACTGGACAAACGATTAAGTACAGACCTTTTCTTGTAAGAGAAGAAAAACTTTTAGTTCTTGCATTAGAATCTGAAGATACAAAACAGATTAGTACTGCAATTAAAACCGTTATTAAAAGCTGCATTGAAACAAAAGGAATTAAAGTAGAATCACTTCCAACATTTGATATTGAATATCTTTTCTTGAATATTCGTGGAAAGTCTGTGGGAGAAGAAATTGAAGTCACTATCATTTGCCCTGATGATGGTGAGACTACAGTTCCTGTAAAAATTAATGTAGACGATATTAGAGTTCAAAAAAATTCAGATCATAATAAGCAAATTAAACTTGATGATAATATTATGATGGAGATGAAGTATCCGTCCCTCGATCAGTTTATCAAGAGTAATTTTGATTTTAATTCTGATAATACGATAGATCAGTCATTTGAATTAATTGGTTCTTGTATTGATAAAATTTATACGGAAGATGAAGTTTGGTCTAGTTCGGATGTGACTAAAAAGGAACTTATGGAATTCTTAGATCAGATGAATTCTTCTCAGTTTAAGCAAATTGAAAAGTTCTTTGAAACTATGCCCAAGTTATCTCATGTAGTTAAAATTAAAAATCCAGTGACTGGTATTGATAGTGAAGTTACGTTGGAAGGACTTTCAAGTTTTTTCGCATAGGAATGTCTCATATGGATCTTGAGAATTACTTTAGACTCAATTTTGCTTTGATACAATACCATAAATATTCATTGACAGAAATTGAGAATATGATTCCTTGGGAAAGAGACATTTATGTAGGTCTTCTCAAGATTCATTTAGAGGAAGAGGAACTTAAGCAACAACAACAACGCTGATAAAATGAACTCAGTATCCGAAAAAATTGATGAGAGAATTTTGAGGCTATTGGGTCTTAGAGACGTTTTTGATTTAGATTACGATACTTATCTTACTCTTATCAGAGAGGCGATGGTCTCTGGTGCGAACCGATTTGCTCCAGAAGAACTTGCATTACTTGCAAATGAAAGAAAAAGAGTGAGGGGAAAAAAGGGAAGATTTAAACCAAGACCGAAAAAAATAACAGCAAATAGTATAGCAACTACAAAATTTTTAAAGCCATCTGTCCAACCAATATCTACAAATTTAATTGCTCCATCGGTAGTACAAGCACCACAATCCCAGATAGTAAACTTATCACCACTTCAAGGTCCATTGGAGTCAATTAAAAATACGTTATCTTCATTTTTAAATTTTAGAGAAGATGCAAGTGATGATGAAAGAAGGAATTATGAAGCAAAGAAAAGAGCAAAAAGAGAGGAAGGATTAGAAAGCGTAAAAAAAGGGATGTCTGCAGTATCTGATGCAGTAAAGAAATTTGTTTCTCCCTTTCAAGGTATCATAGATCGTATTTGGAAATTTATTTTCTTCACTTTATTGGGCAGGGCATTTACTCAACTCACCGATTGGTTTAAAGATCCTAAAAATAAAAAGAAAGTAGAAACTTTAAAAAGATTTATAAAAGACTGGTGGCCAACTTTACTAGGAGCATTTGTTTTATTCTTTACTCCATTTGGTAAGTTTGTAAGGGGTATTTTATCAATTGTTGGTGGACTAACTGGAAAATTAGTTGGAGCAATACCAAAAATAGCAGGTGCTATTAAAGGATTGGGTAGAGTTTTATTAAATCCTTGGGTCGCTGTTCCAGCTGCTGCTATTGGTTTAGGTGTTGCTGCAAACGAAATTACGGGACAAAGAAAAGCAGCATCTGTTCAGTCAGAGAATAAAGCAAAAGCACAGACAGGAAAAGGTCTTGGTGTTCAGGGAACTGATACTATGACTGATAGAGTTCCCAGTGTAGGAAATATGGGTCCAACTACACCTTATGGTCTTCTTCAAGGTGCTGCTCGTGGGGGATCAGTATTGGATGGTTATTATGGTATTGACCGAAATACTGGACATAGGATATCTGGATTTGGTCCAGACACTCAACTAATTGCAGCTCAACCCGGAGAGATTGTAATTAATAAAAAGACGGTAGATGCAGTTGGTGCTGATACATTTTTAGGTCTTAATAGACAATATGGTGGTTCTGGTGCTAACCAACCAAGATTTGGTAAATTATTTAAAAATGGTGGTGTTGTGGGTAATACCAAAATGAAAATTCCAAAAATAAGTGCAGCAGACTATCATGCACTTTTAGCAATTGCTGCATTGGAAGATGATAAACCGCAGGGAAGAGCGGATGTTGCTCAATCACTTTATAATAGACTTCATGCAGCATCTCAATATGGAGAAAATTTTCTTCAAACATCAAATAATTTAAAGTCAATTATAACTGCATCTGGTCAATATCAACCAACTTTTTCGAATCCATCAGATTGGACACAAATAAATGATAAGAAGAGTGCAGCAATTGCTGTTATGAATTCCAAAAAGGGTAAAGATCACGGATGGAGTTTTGAAGATGCATTAATACAGATCAATGCTACAGAACTTGCATTAAAAAATCCAAAATTACAATCACAAGCTCAAAGACATGTTGGAGGTAGACCATTTTTCTTGGGAACTTCTCAACAAAAAAATATGAAATCTGGAGATGTGTTGAGAGATCCAACATCAAATTTCTTCTCTCCTTGGACATTAGAGGGAAGTCGTTATGATAAGGAAAGAAGAAATGCTGCAGCAGATATTCCTCTAAATTTATTACCATCTTCAGCGGCAAAAGGAAATCCGAGAAAAAACAAACAAAAATTAATTGAAAAGCGTCCCTGGTACGATCCATTTGGATGGTTTGGTGGTGCATCTAAATTCATTAAGAAAAAGCAAGGTGGTGGTAAAGTTACTGAAGATTATGGAATATTTGGATCTAAAAATATTCCAGGGACAACTGCAGATAGGCAACTTGCCTTATTACAACCAGGAGAATATGTTTTACCTGTAAATACTGTATCAAGTCTTGGGACATCTTTGATTGATAAACTTGTATCTTTAACTGATAGAAATTCCAATGCAGCAAAACTTGGAAAGAGAAATGTAAATAGACCACAAATTACACCTCTTTCACGAACAGGTCAAGGTTCTGTAATTACACTACCGCCGATTGTTCAATCTTCATCGGGTAATATGAATAGGCCAGCAGCGGCTGGATCTCGTGTTCCATCCTTTTCAGCAACTTCTCCTAGTGGTGGTTCTGAAAGGTCTATAAATGCTGGACTTTATGGAATTGTAGGATAATGGCTATTAATACACAAAAACTTTTACCTGCATCTAAATCAGCATCTGCAATTGTAAATTTTGCAAAATCTTCAACATCTATAATAAGTTCACCATCAAAAAACTTATCAATCAAAAAGAAAACTTTGGAGGTAAGTAAAATAGAGAGATTGTCACAATCTCAAAATGAAGAAAATATAGACATTATTAAAAGATCTTTAATTGATGTTGATGTTCTTTTAAAGTCTATTCTAACTGAAGATCAAAAAACAGAAAGAACTAGGAGATTGAGGAGGAATCAAGAAAAAAATGAAGAAAGGGAAACAAAACTAGAAACACCAAAAGAAACAAAAAAATTTAATTTACCTTCTGTCTCTCTCCCAGGAATGAGTTTTCTTGACAGAATAAAAAGATTTTTATTTTTTACTGCTCTTGGTTGGTTATTTACAAAATTTCAAGATCAACTTCCCAAATTAGTTGGAATAGTTAAAATTATTACTCCAATTTATGGTGTCGTAGAAAACATATTTAAATTTATGTTGGAATCTGTTGTGAATTTTATAGATCGTGGATATGAAACTTATGATAAGATACGCGGACTTGTAAAAACTATTGGTGGGGAAAGGGCACAGGAAGATTTTGATAAATTATCAAGCAAACTAAATGAGTATATTAATTATGTTTTGATCGGTGGAATGGCTCTAACTGGCGCTATTAATACTTTTGCAAATAATGCAAGAAAATATAAACCACCCAAACCTCCAGTATCCCCAAGAGGTCCAAGAGGACCTTTGGAAGGAGTTGAGAGATCAGGAAAAGCAGCAGCGTCGAGGACATCAAGAGCAGTTATAGGAAGGCAAGCAACAAAACAATTACTGAGACTTGCAAAAGGACCTTTATCAAGATTACCTTTAATTGGTGGACTAGTTGAATTTGGTCTTTCTTGGGCACTTGGAGATCCTGTAGGTAAGGCTGCATTTAGGGGTGTTGGTACTTTATTACTTGGTGCAGTTGGTTCTTTGATAATGCCTGGTTTTGGAACTTTTGTTGGTGGTTGGGCTGGAGCAGAACTTGCTGGAAAATTATATGAAGTTCTTTTTGAAAATAAAAAACCACAAGCAGCAGTTCAAACTCAAACAGGTGGAGGAAGAATTAGACGCTATGCAACTGGTGGACAGATTGTTGGTCAGCAGGGTAGAACTTTAACAACTCAGAAACGTAGAAAGAAATTTGTCGCACCACAAACAACTCAACCTGGTAAAGATGTCGGTGGAAAAAATAAAATTCAAAAATTATATCCAGATCCATCAAGAAAATTAAGTATCTCTGAGTGGAATTTGGCTGGACATGCAGGAACTTATGCAGACTATGAAAAGGAATATGAGAGACTTAAAAATAAACCAAATCCATATAGAGCATTAACTAATATTGCCAATATTTTAAAAGATATACCATTTGGTATTGGCGCATTGATGGGAGGTGCTGTTGATGTTGCTCTGGGACAAAATATATCGAATTCTACGATTGAAAGTTTTTCTGTCGCTATTGAAAATATGTTTAATAATTTTTTAAATCTTATGGGTAGAGCAACTCAAGGTGTTTCTGGAATTGGTCGTGAAGTGTCTGCTATGCAAACTGGTGGATCTGTCCCAAGAACTTCAGGTATGGTAGCACCTGAAATGAAAATAGTATCAATGATTAAAGATGACATTAAAAATAAGGTAAGCGTAGCAATTCGTGAAGTTAAAAAACAATTAACTATAATACCAAAGAAAAAACAAGATGCTGGAGAAACTGGTCCAGCAGCACCGCCGACTAGGGGTGGTGGTGGAGGTGGTGGAGGCGCAAGTCCTACCGGAGAAAATGGAAGACTTTCAGAGTCTATGCTAAAATCTGTTGGACAAGGTAGATGTAGAGGTGGTTGTAGATTATGGACTCCAGCCGCAAATGCATATTTAAAAATGAAAGCAGATGCTGCAAAAGATAAAGTCTATTTTTCTTTGGAAAGTGCATATAGAAGTTATGAACATCAAAAAGAACTATATGATGCATATAAACAAGGGAAAGGTGCTTCGGCAGCGCCGCCAGGAAAATCTGATCATGGACTTGGAAAGGCAATAGATTTATATCCAACAGCAGCTCAAGAATGGGTACGGGCAAAAGGTAGACAATATGGATGGTATTGGCCTCCAGAAACTGGAGAACCTTGGCACTTTGTATATGTCGGTGGAGGAAGATTAGAACCACCAAAACCACAAATACAATTACCAAAACAACAACCACAAATTCCAGATGCTCAAAATTATGGAGTAAAAGATGGGGAACAAAAGAGATTAAAATATAATAATGAGGACTATGTAATTGCTAGAGACAAAGGTAGGTGGAGAGTTTATAGAGCAAATCCTACAACAGGACTTCTGGAGGAAGTTGATAGAACTGATCAGAGATTTTTAAAAGTTCTTGAGGAATATAGAAAAACTCAATCTCCAGTATCTCCAAAACCACAAAAACCTCCGGGACAATCTCCAACCGCAGGGCAAATTAAACAATCTGGAAAAGCATCTTGGTATGGTCCAGGTTTTCAAGGAAATAAAACAGCAAATGGAGAAATTTTTGATACAAATGCATTAACAGCTGCACATCCAACTCTACCATTTGGCACAATGGTAACGGTTACAAATAAGAAAAATGGCAAAAGTGTTCGTGTTAGAATTAATGATAGAGGTCCATATGCAGTTGATAGCTCTGGAAGAGCAATTAGACCTTTAAGACCTCATCCAACTAGAGTTATTGATTTGAGTAAAGCTGCAAGAGATGCTTTAGGTGGTCAGGATATTACTGATGTTGATTTAAGTTATAAAGGAGGTGGATATATTCCAAAACAAAAACCAAAAAGAGATACTAATAAATTGTCATCTTATCCTTCATATTCTGCAGAGGGTGGAATGATGATAGCAATTCAACCAATGATTATTGAAAAACCAGTCCCAGTATCGACAGGTAGAAATAGATCTACTACTTTTTTAGTTGCTGGTGGAGTAAATAGTAATAATATGCAAAGTTTAAGTAGGGGATAAGATGACCTCAGTAAATCGCGCAGCACAAGCGGGTGAATCTCAGATAAAAATGTTTGAATTTTATTCAAATTATAATGATCTTCTTGACGTTTCAAGTAGTATTGTAGAACTTCAATATTATGAAAGTATTTTGGATAATTCGATAAGAGCAACAGCAACTTTTGCTGATACTGGATATAGAAAATCTGGTTCGGGTTCTGCCATAGTTGAAGAGGAAGACCTGAATTTAACTGTAGGTGAAAAGGTAAATTTAAAAGTTGTTGATGGAAATCAATTTGAGTTGGATTTTACTGGATCAAAACAGTTAAGAATTAAAGAGACGAGAAATGTAGAAGAAAGTACAAATAAATTAACCTTCACAGTTGACTTGTTTTCAAAAGAATCAATTGATAATGAATTGGAACAATATAGAGTTAGGCAAAGATTTGATGGTAAGATATCAGATTCTGTAGAAAAAATTTTAACTGAAATCTTAAAAACTCAAAAAGAAGTTGATATTGATTCAACTTTAAATACCTTGAGTTTTATTGGAAATGTCGAAAAACCTTTTTATAAATGCACTTGGTTAGGTCCAAGATCTGTTCCTGATGTTCAAAATTCAAAAGGAAATCTTGCTGGATTTTTCTTTTATGAGACTTATGATGGATTTAAGTTTAAATCAATCGACAAATTATTTGAGCAAACTCCAAAAAGAAAATTAATTTTTAATAATATTATTGAAACAACTCCACCGCCAGGTTATGATGGAAAAATTTTAGATTATTCTTTTGATAGTGCAATTGATCTAAAAAATGTTCTTCTCACTGGATCACAATTAAATTCTAAAATTAAAGCAGTAAATGCTTATGAAAGTTCTTACAGAGAGAATTCTTTTGATTCTAAAAATCAATTCAATGAAACAAATACTGGTGGTAAAGAACAACCTAAAATTGCTTCTGATTTAAAAATACAAGAACAAAATTCTAGAATATCTTATAAGTGGGATGACCCTGGATTTCTTGTTCCAGGAAAGGATCTGAAAGAGCAACTTCCAAAATCAACTTATATTAATTATAGTAATGATGAGATTCTTAGACAGTCATATATGAGATATAATAACTTGTTTAATATTAAACTATCAATCGCTATTGCAGGTGATATGAGTTTGAGGGCTGGCGATTTACTTCATTGCGATTTTCCAGAAATTACAGAAAATGCAACAAAATCTTATAGCAAGAAAAAAAGTGGTATATATATGATAATAGATGTATGCCATCGTGTAACTAAAAATAGTTGTTACACAAGACTTAATCTGGTGAGAGAATCAATCGGAAGAAAGTAATCCTAAAATGGAAAAGTCACTTCAACAACATATTAATAATGATCGGGATGAGTTAGATAATCCTAACACTAGTGGGCAGCGTCGTCGTCACTTAGAAGATGAACTTGATGCTTTAGAAAAATATCAAGCAAATCATCCAGACGAAGATCATGATCCATCATCTTTAGAACTTTACTGCGATACTCATCCTGATGCATTAGAGTGTAGAGTTTACGAAGACTGATGAATGCATATTCGGGAAATTTTGATCTAGCAACAATTTCTGCTTTACCAAGATGGTTTGGTAGAGTTGTTTCTAGTGTATCCTGGCAAGATAATATTGAAGCATCTCATTTTGAAACTAAATCCCAAAAAGGATGGGGTTATCGTTATAGAATTCGCTATATGGGATTGCATTCTGCAAGTACAAAAGAACTTTCAGATGAACAATTACCAATGGCAAATGTGATTCTTCCTGTTACTGGTGGATCTGGTCTCGGTGGATTTATCGATACTCCAACTTTATCTTCAGGATCACTTGTTACTGGATTTTTTCTTGACGGAATGTCAGGTCAAGAACCCTATATAGATGGTATATTAATTAATTCAAATAATGAAGTTCAAAAGTCTCAACCTCAAGATGAAACTGGAGGACTTCAACTTTTTGACGATACTTACACTTCAGGACCTGCTCAAACAGCTTCTTTCGTTCCAGATTATCTCCAAGCAATTGAACCAATAGAAAGAGCAACAGTTGCTAGCGAACAATATAGAATAAAACCAACTACACCATTGACCATTGATGAACTTAGACAAAGAACAGCAGCAAGAGAAGCAGCTGGTCCTCAAGTTGGAGATGTATATGGAGTAACAGTAAGAGATACTGCAGTAGAGAATTTGCTTGATCAGGAAAGACAAATAGGAATAACAGGAACTATTCCGGGAGGATAATTTATGGTAGCTATAGGACCACCAGTAACAGCAGTACTGCAATCTGCTATTGATAAAACACATTTAACTCCATCTGCTATTGAAGCGTACTACAAGCAAGCAAGAGATAGGAGAATTGTATATCCAATTCAAAGCCCTTGTAAGACCGATAATACAAATATAAAAGGAGTTGATAGAGTATTAAAAAATTTATTAAATGAAGTTGAAGAAGTTAAAAAGTTTACAAATTTAGTTTCAGCAAATGCATCAGCTGTTGGCGAGACTGCTGCTTATATACAAAGATTAGTTTCGAATGCATCTACACAAATCTCTGGATATATGAAAAATATTCTAGGAGGTGCTCGCGGATGGGTAATGAATAAAGTTCAGGAGCAAGCTAAAAAAGTTTTTCCTTTTTTATTTCCTGGAGAAACGCCTGCTTTTACTGGATTAATTAATAATGCAACAAATGGATTGTCTTGCGGATTTAATAAAATAGTTAAAGGTTTGGCAAAAACTGCAGGTTCTTTATTAAATTCACTGATTAATAAATTTATTAATGCTCCATTATGTGTAGCTCAAAATTTTGTTGGAGACTTACTTGATGGAATAATGTCTCAGATGAACGGTATTTTAAATTCTGTTTTGGGTCCTATATCTTCTTTCATTGGAAATATTGCAGGAGCAGTTTCAAATGTTGCAAATAGTCTTTTTAATGTTTTAGATTTTGCAACAGGTATTCTCAATTTCTTTAGATGTGATGATGACAAAGCATGTCCTTCAGTACAAGAAGTATCTCTTCAAGGAGAAGGCGTAAATAACAATCAGGGTGCAAATGTTGTTGGTCCAAATTCATCAACACAAAATACAACTCCATCCGATAATAATCCAACAGGTGGTCAGTATGCTACAGGAAATGCAAATGGATCTAACAATGCAACAGAACAACTCCAAACTACAATAAGACCACAGACATCTGAATCTCCAATAGCTAATGATGCATTTGGTGCTTCACTAGATGCAGAAAGGGAAAGACAATTACAAGGTATTCCCGCAGATCGAAGTGCATTAGAATTGCAATAATCTATTATGCAAGAAGAATATAGGTACTCGTGCGTAAAAAGGCAAGATAAAAATAGAGGAAAGGATGATCCCATTAGAGTATCTTTTTATGATATTGATGGAGTTAGAGTTAATGATGTAACTCGCAAAGAAGCAAGATGTATTGCTGCGTTAAATCCACAACAATTATTTTACTTTGAAGATGGTAATGGGTATCAAAGAGAATTGTTAATTCAACAGGTAAATGAGTTGGATATTATTGATGCTTTGCCAGATGCTCCTGTTTGCCCAACCAATCCAAAACTTTGTGGACCTCCTAGAGTACAATTTTTTGGTGGTACTGGGATGGGTGCTATGGCCAATGCAGTTATCAGTCCAAATTCAAGTTCTGTGATTGGATTTGATATTGTAAATCCTGGATTTAATTATCTCACTCCACCATTTGCAAATATAGTAGATGAATGTGGGTCAGGAAGTGGATCAAGAGTAGTAGTACAAACTCAACCTTATGGGACTGCAGCAGTGACAGGAGCTGCGACAACTGTAGCAGGAACTACAGCAACCACCACAGCAGCAGTAGCAGGAACTACAGCAACCACCACAGCAGCAGTAGCAGGAACTACGGCAACCACCACAGCAGCAGCAGTAGCATCTGCAACAGTAGATAGGAGAGGTACAAAGGGTGGTTTGGAAGTTAAAAATATCGTGGTTTTATCTCCAGGAGATGGATATTTGCCAGCACCTAATGGTA